TTCAACCGGACGTGGAAAAGGGGGCTGCCGATCATGGCGCGGTGCAGGACGTGGCCACGCTCGATGGGGCGGAGCATCACGCGGCCACCTTTGCGGATGGCTCAGCAATCAACGTGTAAGTGGCTACACGCGGGTGCTTGAAGCCTTGGGCATCCACCAGATCAGCGAGCCGGGTATGGATCACGTAACCAGCGGCGCGCAGGTCAGCGATTCGCGCACCTGGTCGGCAGATATTCAGCTCGGCGGTGATCTCGAAACTGTTGATCGAATCAATGCGCAGCCGCTCCGCCAGCCGCCGACATTGGGCTGATGCGCTTACATCACGCAGATCGGAGCGGCGCGAGGTCATGCGGCGACGGCCTGGTGTAGTGGCTTGTTCTCAGCCAGGGCAATCAGCGCGGCGCAGGCTTGAACGTCACCAGCGGCGGCGGCATCGCGCAGGCGATTACGGGCGGCCTCTACCTCGTGCTTCGTCACGTCCTTGGCGCGTCCGCGACGCTTGGTCGGCTGCTGAGATTCTGTGAATGCCATTGTCTTGCCCTCATATGTACACAAAGACGACATGTCGTCATAGTTGACATGATATGCCGATCAGAGCAGAAGGCAAGCTTTTAGTGTGTATTTAACCAGTAGTTTTTAGGTGTGCATCATGTGCAACAGATCGGAGGCGCCATCCATTGCGATGCGGCGGGGCTTTCAGGGGTCAAGGTGAGGGGCTGGCGTTGCACTAAATAACGATCAGGCAAAGTGATACGCTCGCGCGCTGTCGGCGCACCTGCTCCGGCCTGCTGTCAGGTGTAACAGCGGCGTAACGGTCGCCGTCCTGGTGATGGCTTGGGGTGTCTCTCGGAGGCTTCAGAATCGCCGCAGAGAGGCGCTGACGGTCTGGTCGTGGGGTAGGGTGGCGGGATGGGCTTATAGAGCGGCTGGCGTGGGTTGTAACAGCGGCAGAGGGCTGGTCGGCGTCCCGGTCGGCTGACTTGAGATAATAATCTTTATCACCAGTCAGAGATTCAGCGCCCGGGGCGGATCTGCCGCGGCGCGCTGCGTAACAGGCTGGTTTTCATGGATACCGGCTTGGATACCAGGCACAAAAAACCCCGCACTCGGCGGGGTCTGGTGTCGCTGGTCGATCAGTGAATGCGCCGTATGTCGAGCGAGGCTAGATCCGCCTCCGTCACTACGCCGGCGGCGAACAAGCCTTGCAGGAAGCCGGATAGCATCTTGGTGTCCAGTTCACCCAACTCGGCATCGGCTTGGTACATCTCCAGAGCGGCGACCGCTCCGTCACAGTGGGCGATCATGGGCGCGATCTTGGCAAACAGTGCGCGTTCTCCCGGTTTCATAGCAGATCCTCTTGCTTGGATATTTGGTGCTCCGCGTGAAGCTGAACATCAGACCAGTTATCACGCAGCAGGCGCAGGGTTCGCGCTATGTCGTCCAAGGTGTAACCCGTCGCCATCCTGGCATCGCTGTCTGACATGGATTCTTCAACGTGCCCGCTGACCTCTTCAGCGTCGACGTCCTGGTCATGCATCAGCTCTTCAGCGATCACGCCAGCAAGCCCCACCAGAACCTCCCCACGGTCGACAGTCGGCGGCATGAATATCTGGCAGCGACCGGCATACAGCCTCAGGTCATCGCCGCAATTATCCGCCTCGTTGATTGTGATGCTGCCCAGCCCTCCAAGCTGGGTCAGGGCTACCAGGTGGCCGGCTTCGTGATGGCAGATGACTTTTAGATCGTGCTGGCGGATCTCGTCTAGCGTCATCATTCAGCCCTCCAAGCGTTGGATGCGCTCGGCCTCGCTATCCATGTAGCCGTTCAGGTCGTCTGCCAAGTATTGGCCCAGCGCAGCCAGATCGGCGCCGTCCCGCCCGTCGTTGTGCTTTGCGTCGAGCTGAATGGCTCGCATAACAGCGGCAAGGTGTTTGCCCTGGTCACGCGCAAAAATAGCCAGGTTGCACGCTTCGGCATTCATTGCCCCACCTCCGCGCCATCTTTCACGGCGTCGACGATGGCCTTCGCGGTCTCTAGCGTGTGATGCAGCAGCCAGGCCTGGTTGCCTTCAAGCGGCGTTTCACCCATGGCGGCAGCGTAGATCGGGCCGGTCAGAAGGGACAAAAGGTTTGACGCTTGCTCTAGCGCCATTGCGGCCGGCACTCCTGGGCGTACGGCTAGCAGGTCTTTAAGCGGCGATACGCCTGCCTGACCTTCATAAGCTAGAAACGTAACTACAGCGGTGCGCGGGTCGATCTGTTCAGCTACTGCGTTCATTGCGGTCATTCGGTGTCACTCCTTGAGCTGCGGCTGCGGTCCCTCCCCTGGTCCCTAACAGCCGCATGGTTTGCGTGGTTATCGTGTTGGCGATTCGGTTACTTGAGGCCGGCTGTCGGTCAGCTCAGAACCTCCACGCGAGTTGCACCCAAGGTCTTTAGTGCGGCCAGATCGGCCAGCCGGAACGATGCCGGCAGGGTCAGGTTGCCCAGGATCTCCCCGGCCAGGTTGAACAGTTGAACGGTATACTTGCGTTGCATATCGGCGGTCCTCTCAATGGTTGCCGGTGTGTAGCTGGCCTGGTGTTGGTAGCACCGGGTCAGCGCCTTCTTACTCGAACGTTTCCATCAGTTTCAGCAGCTCACTGGCTCCAATGTCGCGGCCTTTGCCGTCCATCCCTAGCCAGATGAAAACGATGTGGCCGTTCTTCTCCAAGGTGATGCGCAGCTTTGGCTCATACAGCGGCCATTGGAATTCGACCCAGCCGGTTTCATGGACTTCAGCCATCGCGGCGTTGAGCTTGTCGAATGCGTTCATTGCTCTAGCTCCTCTCTCAGTCGCGCTCGATGATCTTGGCGCCGGCGCAGAATACGCGGCGCTCGGCCATCCATTCTTCGGCCTCGCACTGCATGTGCCACTCGACCAGCGTGCCCGGCTGCCCGGTCGTGCTGCTCACCGGTCCCCAGCCATACGCGCCTTGCCCGGCGTAGTAGTGCAAGGACAGGCCGTCCAGGACGAGACAATAGGTCATTGCTTCTCCTCCTTCATTCGCATCTCGATCCCCTTGGCGATCAGCATTCGCAGCGCATCAGCTCGGTTAACAGGAATGCCGCTCTGTTTCTCCAGGCGTTCGCGCAGCTCGTCCACTTGCTTCAGGGTTTCGTCAGGTATGCGGAGCGTCAGGTGTGCCATTTGTGTTCCTCTGTGTTCTGGTGCGACACACAATAGAACACGAGCAAACACACGTCAACAGGTAGATGGTCCAGTTCGGGACCACTACCCCGAAACGGGGTTTCCGCCATCGGCGCACACCTTGGCGCGCTCCTGGTTGAAATCTGGCGAACTGGCGGCGGGCATTACTACGGAATTTTCGTAGTTGTCCGAATCGGACCTGTTGGTCTGTCTCGATGGTGAAAACCCGCTGTCTTGATCTGGGGTTTTCCTCAATCTGAGGGAATGTCTCAGATAGCCAATTTGGTCTCACTGAGACGGTTGCCAGTGTGTTGATTCCTACACGGTCGAAGGCTGCCAGGGGCCGTGTATCTGATATGGCTTTGCATAAACCCGCATCCTTCCCATCCAGGTGCTGAGCTGGTCAAAGGCTCGTGCATACCTGATAGGCCACGAATCGGCAGAGCACGCCCCGTCCAATGGCAATTCATGCCTGTTTTCGAAAATTCGTCGAGCGCCGCCGGGTGTTCTGCAGCCCTTTTTCAGGCATCACAGCGAGAAGCGGCAGAGCATGGAGCCTTTAACCTCTCCACTAGATGCACCTGATATCCCTCCAGCCCAGCAACCACGCGGGTTACAGGCTGGCGATCAAGTTGCGTTCTACCCCCCTTCGATCAGGGGGCGGCAGGCGGGAAAACGTCAGCGGAGACGCTGAGCTTGTGGCCGGTCTGTTTCTCGACTCGTACCAGGAGTGCGGCACTGTCGATGGGTTGCGTGGTGACGAACCCGTCATGCGCCAGAAGGGCGATGTGCTCGCTATGACAGGCAATGGCCACCTTGAGCACTTCCGATTCCTCGCCGGTCAGGATGTGCGATAGGAGCTGGTTTGCCTTCACGCCACGCGCAGGAATGCGGCGACCTGCTGCATTGGTGATCCGCCCCGTGCGCTCAACCTCGTACCTGTAAGCCTCCAGGACGCTATGCCGTGCCGCTTTCAGCTCGACATATAGGTCGGCCAACGGTTGCAGCCGGCAAAGCCTCTCAGCAGCTTGAGTACCGATCAGCTCAGCGATGGAGCCTTGCGGGCTGGCAGTCAGCGGGGCGCCGTAAATCAGCGAGGTGATGATCTGCTTGGCGTCTTCGTAAGTGCCGCCAGATGCCATTTGCACCTCTCGGCGCAGCTTCTTCTTGTCACTGACATAGGCGTCTATGCGCGGAGTCTGGAAGCCTTGGCGCTTCGCCAGGCTGGCCAGAAGGGCATAGTGGCAGCATTCGATATCGTAATCGTAGTGACCTGGCAGACAGGCTTTCCGCACTTCACGGTGGCAGGTTTGCAGGTTTAGTAGCCCCTGAGCCAGTAGCCGCCCGCTGGTGGTTTCTTCGTAGCTCTGGTGAACAACAAAGCCTTTCAGCTTCGATACCCAGGCAGTACGCAGAAACTCAGCAGCCTGGCCTATCGTCTCGCTCAGGCGGCGTTCTAGTGCGGCAGGGCCACGGCTGGCCTCGATGGCGTCCCATGACTGCCACGCCCATTCAAAGCCACGCGGACAGGCGTCACCGTGCAGGCGAGCGGTGGCAGCGTGCAGGAATGCGTGCAGGTTGTTGCCGTCGATGTAGACGTTCAGCGGCAGGTTCCACGGCTTGAAGTTCGTGGCGGCATTGGTTGCCGTTCTGGAGGCGATCGGGCTTTGCGGCTTCCGGCACGGGCGGTTGTCCTGGTCCACGAACGCACGTTCGGCGTCCGTCAGGTCATAGAACGGCAGGTGCTGCTGCTTGCCCAGGTCGTGATAATCGGCCAGCAGCTTTTTGGCTCTAGCGGTCATGGTCCAGCCCTCGGCGCTCTTACCGACAATCGCGCCTCTTACCTTAGTGAACCAGCCCAGGGCTTTGTTCAACTGGTCGAAGTGTGCCGCGCTGCCGAACTTCTTCTGCTTCGGTTGCCAGTGGATCGGGAACTCGCCCTGCTGCCCAGAGTTGTGACCGAACTTACCGATATGGGCACCGTACAGAATGCCGGCCAGCGGGTTTCTATCTGCCTCTGGTAGAGACGCAAAAACCTCGTCAGCCGTGACAAGGTAGTCTCCAAACGCTCGGGTTCTTTCTGCCAGCTTAATGCTGGCTGCTGATACGGTCTTTCTGGCTCTGATTGCCATCCATCGATCTCGCATTCATAGCGAGATTCAGATTGGCGAGGCCTGATACTGGATAGGCAACCACTGTACGGGCAGCCTGTTTTCCTCTAGTATCACTCCCGTCGAATACGAATCTCACTTGCTCGGTGGTGATTCTAAAAGCCCGCTGCCCTGCCAGGCATTGCGGGCTTTTTCGTGTCCGCTCGAAAGCGGCTTTCGCAATCCTACCCCTGCCCCTTGTGCTTGTCACGTTTCGCCCTCCCCAATATCTAGTGATGCCAAAAGGTCAGCAAACGATCTGGCTGGACCGGACGGGGGTTTCTCGCCCCCGGCCTTTATTCCCCCTGTTTCCGGGTATTTAGCCGGTTCAGGCCTGTGCTCGATCAATCGCAGCTCAGCACGCAGCCCGGCCACTTCCTCACGCAGCAGGCGCAGTTCCTCCAGGAGCGGCTGTAGCGCGTCTGTCGGGTATGTCGGGTCAGCCACTGGCGCCGGCTGTCGGGTGTCGGGTTTTACTGTCTGGTCTGTCGGCGGCTCGCCCCATACGCGGATCGCTTCTGACAGGTCGATAACCTTCTGCCCTTTCCCGTCCAGCCCAGCAGATACGCGGCCTTTCTCGACGGCTTCATAGACGGTCGAGCGGTGCATTCCGTAGAGCTTGGCGAGTCTTCCAAGGGTGAAAGCGGGCATGTCGGGCGCTGCCGGGTAGGATTGTCGGTTACCCGACACTCTAGCGCGCCTCGATCACTTCCCTAAACAATGATTTGAGGAAGTAACCGCGTTCAACTGTGGGACAGATTGTGGGACAGATCGGCGGCATCCCCCGTACAGGCCAGGGAAACCGCGACATGTACTCAGATAGATTATCTATCGACACCCTCAGCCGGTCGCTTGGTCGCGGATCTTGAGCACGGTCGTTGTCGAGCAGCCGGCGTGCCGTGCTGTGGCCCGAACTCCAAGCCCAGCGGCCAGCAGCTCGCGCACGCGCTTGTGCAGATCCTCGTCAACCGGGCGCCCCTTATAGCGGCCTTCGGCTTTCGCCTTCTCGATGCCCTGCGCCTGGCGCTCCCGGCGCTGCTCGTAGTCCTTGCGGGCGATGGCGGCCATCATGTCCACCAACATTGAGTTGATAGCGGCCAGCATCCGGCCGGTGAACTCGTCGCCCTTCGTGTCGGCAATGCCCTGGTGGCTGGTCGGCAGATCGAGCGCGACGATTCGTAGACCCTTGGAATCGATCGCGGTCTTCAGCTTTTGCCAATCCTCGGCCGGCAGGCGGGAAAGGCGATCGATCGATTCAACTAGGAGCACGTCGCCCTTCTTGGCATCCTTCAGCAAGCGCAGCAGCTCGGGGCGGTCAGCCTTCGCGCCGCTTTCGTTCTCCAGGTACTCGCAAGCGATGTGCTGGCCGTGGTTGGCGGCGAATTGCTCCAGGGCGTCACGGGCGCGGCTGGCGTCCTGCTCACTGGTTGAGGCGCGAAGGTAGGCGCGAACGAACATGGCTGATCTCCCTGTGTTGCATTTAAGGTGCTCGCTTAATAGTGTTGCACTTTAGACGTACCACAAAAGGAAATAAAGTCCTTTTTGCTCGTATTTGCCCGTATTAGCTCAGCTATACCGAAAGTGAACAGGTGCGCTCGTGTGTCATTCACCTGGCCCCCGGGTTGGGCATCAGTTGCCGAGTGGCCCCCACGCGGCAACTAGATAGATTAGTGCCGAGTGGGGTCTATCTCTGTAGGCATCTGCCGAGTGGGGGGAGCTTCGGGCACCGCTATTGTCATCCGGTGGCCTATTCGTTAGCAGCGAGCGCAGGGGTCGTAGCGGTCTGGCGAATGCCCTCGACGCTCGTGTCCCAGGTGTCACCGTAGAAGTCGCCCTCGTGGTTCACGCCAAGCACGTAATAAACCCCGTTCCCGCCTGCCGGATCGCGCTTCATCTCGTTGTAGTAAACCTTGTCGAAAGCAAAGTTTCGGGTCTTCGCCTGAATATCTATGTCATCCCCTGGCGCGATTTTTGGGTTCAGCTTTGTTTTCACCATCACGCCTTTGACCATGATCTGCGGAGAGCCAACCATTCCGTTGTCGGCGGAGATAACGTGCGGCGGCGCGTTTCGCCTTGCAAGCGTACCGTCCGGGCGTTTTCGGATGATGGTCAGCCGATTGGCGCCCAAGTACCAAACGAACCCGTGAAGCTCGGCCATCTCGTTCATGCAATCGATCGAGGCGCGGCACATGCTGCGCCCCTTCAGCGCACGCGGCAGGTCGGAGAAGTCACCTATGAACTCGACCGGCAACAGCAGCGATTCAGCAATCTCGCGGATTATTTCGATCTGCGGCGTGTTGGCACCCCATGACTTGCTGATGAACGCCGAGGCTTGAGCCTCCCCGGTCGGGCGTGCGTAAAACTTGATGTAGGCATTCACGCCATCACGGCCTGTTTCCAGGTTGATGATGTTGCCGAGAAAGATCAGCCCCGGCTTTTCGCCGTAACCAGCGGCCAGGCTGATGCTGTCGAACTTGCTGTATATCGCTTCGCGTGTTCCAGGTGACGTGCCGTAGAGAGTGATTTCGGCCAGGCTGCCCGAATTGCCCGCCAGCACGTCGACGCTAAATCGGATCTGCATCGGCGGTTCATAGACCAGTTCGTCGTCGCCGGCCTTCAGCGTCAGCCGGTAGTTGCGCCCAAGCAATCTAGGCATGGTCAGCGCCTCGCTCGTTCCATTGCAGATATGCGGCCTTCAGTGCCTCGGCAGGGGTCATGCCCTCGGGTGCGCCTGACTCCTTCAGCTCGTCGATTTTCACTTCCAGCCAGCCGATCAGATTCGGGCGCGTACAGGGCGCGAGGTCTTCCAGTTGGTGCGAAACCTTAAGCAGGTTGAGCTGGCGGTAAGACTCCAGCAGCGCGGCGCCGGTCTTCTCGACGTTGGCGACGGCGTGTACCAGATCGTATGCGTCGGCAATATCCTGTTCGATGATGGCGGTGATTTGCTCGGGTGTGGCGTTCATGGTGCGGTTCCTATTCGACATGGTTCGGGAAGTCGTCGCGCGCAATCTGCACGGCGTTGTTAAGTTCCTTGCGGGCAACCCTGGTCATGGCTTGCTCGAATGCTGCAGGGTCGTTCATGCCCTGTACGCTGATGGTGTAGTAGCTGTTGCCGCCGCCCTTGCTGGCAGCGCCCATGATCGATGGGACGTAGGCCTGCGTTTCGCCAGGCATTGCGGAGAGCCAGTTGGCACCGTGACTGGCAACGGCATTCTTCACCGCGCCCGGCCCCGCGTTGTAAGCCGCCAGGGCCTTCTGCGTGTCGCCGTCGAACTCCTTCATCATCGCCGCAAGGTAGTCCCGGCCGAAGCGCAAGTACTCCTCGCGCGATTCGTTGGTCAGCGGGCGGACGCCGTAGCCAGGATCGCGCCCAGTGGCCGGCATAACTTGCGTGATACCGCGAGCGCCTTTCGGGGAGCTGAGCAACATACTGCCGTCGCCGTAGTGGCGGCCGCCTGATTCCTGCTGGATCAGCGCGTTGAAGATGGCGTCATTGGACAGGGGGCCGCTGCCAGATCCGCCGAACAGCGGTTTGAACAGCCAGTCAGGCGGCCGGACGCCGATCAGGCTTTCTATGTCATCCGGCCCCCAATCCCATGCGGAGATCAGCGCGCCAATACCGCCAGCCTTTGCAGCGAACGTAGCGGCGCCAGTCACACCGCCCATTGCATCCAGTCCCTTTTTCCCAACCTGAGCCGCCACCAGGACGGCAATACCGGCCGCGGTGGCCTGTAGGTAGGGGGTGGCCTCCTCGAAGAACTTGCCGATCTCTTCTCGGTTATCGACGGAAAAGCCGGTGATCCCCTCGACGAGCTTTGTCATGCCGGGCAGCATCTCTTTAGCCAGCGACTGTTTGAAGCCGTCGATCATCTCCCCAAGCTCGCCAGTGGCGGTTACGAATGCCTCAGCGTTCCTCAGCAGTTCGTCGCTCGGAATGGCGCCAAGCTCGTCAGCTCGCCGGAAACTGGTCTGCATCCCGGTCCGATCGGAAAGCAGCCGGAATGCCTTGTCATTTACGCCAAGCGCGCCGCCGATCTGCCGGCGTTGGTCCAGGTTCATTGCTGACAGGCCGCGGGACAGGAAGTCGATCACCTGTTCCGGGTTCATATTCAGTTGGTCGATCTGCTGCGGATTGAACCCGGCCGCGGTGAATGCGCGGGCTGGCAGTTCGCCCCATTTGGAGCTGTCGCGCAGGGAGTTGGCCAGTTCGATCAGCGTCCGGGCGTCGGAGTCGCTGCCGCCGATTTGCTTCATCGCAAAGCCGAGCTTGTGCGCGTACTGCGCCGTCACGCCGGCTGTTCTAGACCACTTCGCCAGATCGTCGGCGGACTTCGCCACGTCAAACGATATCTTCGCCATACCAGCCACTGCGGTGCCAATGGCGGCGCCGGTTGCGAGCGCGGTCGTGCGGATATTGGAGAACTGGGTGTTGGCTTCCTTGAAGCCCTTGGCGTCTACCTCTAAGCCGAGTTTGACCAGAAGGTCGTCCACTGCCTCTGCCATGATTATTCCCTCGTGCCGGAGCCTTACAGCTCCAATTGGCGAATGATGACGGCAGGGTCAGTGCCGCGTTGTAGGGCGCGCTGTGCGTCTCGCTTCATCGTGTCGATGCATTGGTTTTCGAACTTCTCCGCCATCCGGCACGCCTTCTTCACGATCAATACGGCGAGTTCGCGGGGAAACGGGATCTGCTCTGGCTTTGGGCGTCCGTAGGTAATCGACACTGGCTCACGCTCCGCTATGAATTTGGTTTGCCTGCCACCGGAAGGAGGGACCGCGCAGGCTCTCGGGGTTTTTCGTAACCGGGGGCACTCGCCGAGTAATCCCCCCTCTCGCTGGATTTCTAGCGGATGCCGAAACGAAGATCCGGCGCCGCGGCGGGTTCCTGGTGGGCTTGCTGGTCGTCCTTCCAGGCGTTCGCGGTGCGCTGCTGTTTGGCTTTGAATGCGGCGTCCAGGGTGCTCTGAGCATCCCCGGCAAAGACTGGCTTGAACTCTCGCGCCTGCTTCTCGTGCTCGGTTTGCTCGTCGGAATCGCGCCAGGCGTTGCTGAGGCGATCCATGCGGGACTGGTAGGCGGCGTCGGAGGTTGCGCGGGTGTCGGTGGCCTTCGTGCCCTCGATGTAGGCATCTACGTCTTCGGCCAGGCTGTCGGCGCGCTCTTCCAGCATTGCCACGTAACCGTCGCTGGTTTCGCCTGCATTGGCGGCGCTGGCCAAGTCGGCTTTCATCTGGTCGAACTTGGCGCGCAGCACGTCCGCTACCCGGTCGCGTGGCTCTACCTGGTCTTGATCCTTCCAGGCATTCGACTGGCGATCCATGTAGGCCCGATAGGCGTCCTTTTCGGTTTCGGCGTAGCTGTCGAGACGGGCCTCGGCGCGATCGATGCCGGCACGGATGGCGGCGATCTTCGAGGGTGACGGCTCGCTATCTGCTACGCGCTTTTGCTTCGGGGCGTGGTCTAGCAGGCGAGCGCGGCGACCAGCGCGGGCGGCGTCCGTCAAAGCAACGTGATTCACAACAATATCGCTCTGGATATAGTCGTATGGCGTGCCGTCCGGCGTGATGCCAGGTTGCGCGATGTAGCTAGCCAGGTAGCCAACCGAAAGCTCTGATTTGCCAGCCTCAATAGCCTTGATGGCGTCCGCGTCCTTAATCAGCAAGTCGACGACTACCGCATCACCTTCTTGCCGGCCAGGGCTTGCCACGTGCCCTACGCTCACGCTCTTGAAGGTGGCGGCGCCTACAAAGTCGTTCGGGTGCTCGACGGTAATATCGGCATTGTCGAAGCTGGCCAGCGATGCCGGATCGAATACAGCGGCGTGCGGGCGATACACATTCACGATTGAATGGGCGGGCTTATTCTTAATGCCTAGTTCGATTGCTGCGTATTGTTGGACGTTGCCGGCGAGTGCAACGCAGCCCGGCACCTTGAGGTAGCCGGCGTCGGTGTATTGCCGGTTTGAAGATACGGGTAGCCGGTCACTGAATTGAATCTGTCGGGCGGTCATTCGGGTCAGTCCTCAACGATGTATGTGATCGACTGACGCAGCGCGCCACTGTCGATAAGGGGTTTGCTTGAGCCTTTGCGGGCGACGGTGGAAGGGGCGTTGGCAGGGTCGATACCTGCCGCGATGGCCTCTTGGCTCACTGATGCCGCCTTGGCGCCGAGCTGGCTCATTAACTGATGCATGGTCAGTTCGCCGCGGACTACCTTCGGGATCAGGGCGCGCCAGATAGCCCGGAAGTCCTCGACGTTCTGCCGTAGTGGCACACGCAGGAAAGAACGCTCGGGCACCACGCCATCGGCTGAGCCGAACTCTTGAACGGCTGCGATCACGGCAATCGGCGCGCCGTCCTCATAGCTGCCGGTACCGGCCGGAACGCCAACCAGGACGCTCCGGTTTTTCTCGAAGCTCTCGCGGATCTGGCGCAGGCGGTTGCCCAGGCGGTCGCCCCCAGACACCGACGTCTGCAGCTTCACGCGGCGCCCTTCAGCGAGGGTGCAGGATCAACGTTGCGACCGAAAAAGCCGGTTTCGTCTCGCATACCAGTCGACGCCCACATTTGCAGCTCGCGGCCTAGGTAGCCCATTTGTTCCCCGGCCATGGACAACTGGCGACTGGTGGGGGCGCCCATCTCGGCGGCCGGATCTGCGGTCCCTGATTCGGTCGCAATACCACGTGCCTGGTTTGTCAGATTGGTGGCCTCGGCCTTCAGCTGCTGTAGCTGTGCGAGCGCGGCCTGCAGGGCCTCCCAATGTTCCAGTGCTTTGCCGACTACCTTGGCGCTCTCTGCGATCTTGGCGGTGTGGGCTTTCTTCAGCTTGTCGAGTTCTGGGCCGGCCTCGACGCGCTTCGCCTCGGGAATCATCGCCGTCAGGGTGTCGTGCTCGATTCGCAGGCGCTTGGCGCGGCGCTCGGCGGTGGCTTGGTCAGCCTCTACCTGGTCAACATTGGCGCCGGTGACGATGGCCTGAGCCAGTAGGGAATCGTGATCGATTGTTGCGAGTTCGGCTTGTTCCTTGGCGATTTCTGCCAGGCGTTCGTTGATTTGCGCGAGTGTCTTAGTCATGGGTGTGGATCTCCTTTGTCGCCAGTTGAGAGACGGCCCAAGGCGGGCAGTCCGGGGTCAGGTGTGAAAGATCAAATTCGGGGTCGTCGTGCAGCGCCCATACGGCGTCGTAGGCAAGGCGCAGATCCTCGACGGCTAGCGCCTGGTGATCGGTGCGGAATTGCTCCCAGGTGACGTGCCCCTGGTACCGGCGCAGTGCGTTAAGCGCGGCGTCTTGGCCGGGGGTCATCTGGAAACCAGCGGCGCGGCGGGCCTCTAGCGCCTGTATGCGCTTCGCAAGATCACGACTTGCCATTGGGCTGCTCTCCGTAGAAGGGGGCGACGCGGCGGGCTTTCTCGGCGTCTGGCAGCGCGTAGAAGGCGGCCAGGGTGTCGGCGTAGGTGCGGTGGGCTTTGCGCTGCTCCAGGGCGTCGAGGCGTTTCTCGATATCGCGTTTCATGCTTTGGCCTCCAGTGCGGCAAGGCGGCGGCTCAGCTCGTCCAGTTCGGTGATCTTCGCCACGCTGGCAAGGGCTTCGATCAGGGCGCGGCCTTGGTCGGGGGGAATGTCGCCGGCTGCGATGGCGGCCATGATGCTGCGCGCCTGGTCGGTCGGCGTTTCGCCTGTGAAGTCGAATTGAACGGGTTCTGAGACGGGCTTGATGGCCGGGACCATGCGTTCAAGGATCAGCCGGCACGCCTGCATATCGCCGTCTTTCGCCTTCGCCATCACGACTTTGATAACGGCATCAGATCCGGTCGCCAGCTTGGTGCGCAGCTTTGCCGTTTGGCTTGAGCGTCCACCGGGATTGCCCGACTGCCCAGGCTTCCAGCGGCCTCCTGTTTTGCGCTCTGCTGCGTTTTCAGGCTGCTTCAATGGTGATGCCCTCGCCGCGCGGGAAAAGCGTCTCAGCGAGCCGCTGCGCTCGTTGGCGGGCTTCCTCGTCGCTATCGCCAGACAGGACGGCAAGCGTTCGGCTTTGGTGTTTCAACCGGACGTGGAAAAGGGGGCTGCCGATCATGGCGCGGTGCAGGACGTGGCCACGCTCGATGGGGCGGAGCATCACGCGGCCACCTTTGCGGATGGCTC